AATCCGCACCCTCGTTGAGTGCTTCCTTTGCGAGCTTCTCTCGCTGGTCAAAGATGAGCGTCCCGTTAACTGTGTATAGGGCAGTCTCACCTTTTCTGAATCTTGCGTCATACCCCACCATCGTGGAGAGATCAAACGCTGTACCTATCTCCATCTCACCGCGTGACGGAATACAGACCGCAACGCGTTTGCCCTTCTTTGCCATGCTTCCTCCTACACCCGACCGGGGCGCGTTCTAAAATGGACGTTCTCTGGGTCGTTTAGCCAAGCCTTTAATGCTTTTTGATCTGTTATGTGAAAGCCACGCATGATGCCCTTTTCGTTGAGCATCGCAATTACTGCGTAGGGAATGGAGGCGATCTTCGTCAAGTCCTTCCATTTCGCTTTGTTGTCAATGGCGTTGTATTGCGCTTTGTTCTGTTCTATGAATGGCGTAATGTCGGTCTCAGACTTGATAACAAGTCCACCTTCGCCATCTGCGTAGTACGTTTTGACCGTACCGTTGTAAACGTCTGTTCCGAGTTTGCTCACAGTTAAGGGTGTGGAACGGATTTCTCCGTCCCACACTTTACCCAAAGATTAGGTTGCGGACAAGTCAGCCACGATACCGTGGGCTGCTTCGTTCTTCACCTCAAGGGTCAGTTCGGCAAGAATCTGAGTCTTCTCGCTGTCGCCGGTCATTGCCAGATCATTGGTCTGGAACGCACGAAGATAGTTGAGAGAAGCGTACTCAGGATCAAGCACCAGAGCGTCACGGCTACGCATAAAGCGGTTCGGGACGATCTGAAGCACACCGAAGTCAGACTGATACAGGTCAGCGCCAGCCAGAATGGTGATGTTGCCAGTTGCGTTGCTGTTGTAACGATGCTGTGACAGGCCAGTAAAGCCAGACACAACCTGCTTCAGAGCGGGAGGAACAACCAGCAGCGTGGGTGTACCGCCGGACGAGTAAACTTCCTGCACGACTTCCTTGAGCATGGACTCTTGGAAGGTACGGGTGATACCGTCGCCACGGGTTGACTCACCGATGGTGGTCGGATCGGTAGCGGTTGTGCCACCACCCTTGCTGGAGTTGGTCTTGATCCATGACAACAGAGAAGCCATCTTACGAGCGGTGGTTGAAGAACCAGCGCTACGGCCTTGGTTGGCGGTGATGATGTTCTCAATGTCGCGCTTCAGTTCGGCAGAAGCCTTAGCCAACTGGTAAGCCTTCTCAGACTTACGACCGGCTTTGTTAACTGCCTCCAGCGTGCCAGAAACCTGAACGGTCTTCTGAACGATCTGGGTGTAGTTACCAAGACGGGTCGTGGGGCTGATTGTTGCGGAGGTCGCGTCTGCACCTTCAACAGCGGCGTTGCCAAACGTAGCAGCGGCCAGAGAGTCGGTCTGCCACTCGTGATACACGGCAGTAGCGGAACCCTTGCCGATGGACGACATAATCGGGGTATCTTGGGGGGAGATGTCATAAATAACATCTACGAGGTCTTCACGAGCGCCAATGGCGTCGTGACGGGTAAACGTAGGCATGATTATTCCTTATAAAAAGCGTTCAAATAGTTTTGCAGCGTCTCGTTGCTTGCCGGACTTCCGAAGTTGTCCTTTGAGCTTCTTGACGGCATCTTGGTTGGGATTGCTCTGTTGAGCCGGTCCCGGGCGCAGAGTCTTGGGAGCCTCGGCTACACGCTTGGCGGTAGCAGGCTTGGACTTCTGCAATTTGTCGTACTGCATGGCCTTGTAAAGAGTCAGAACTGCACGATGGTCGTAGACCTGTGACAACTCCTGCTCAGAGAAACCAATTGACCTCGCGAAGTCTTTGATCTCTTTCCGAACCACTTCACCTTTAACCTCATCAGCCATGTCAGGGATGGCGGTACGCAAACGCTCCGCTTCCTGTGCGAGATGGGATTGAAGTTTGGCTTGTTGCTCGGCCTGTTGGCGTTGTGCCAGTTGCGCTCGTTCCTGACGAACCGCAGCGAGTTGTTTCTCGCGCTCCGACTGTTCTGCCACCTTAACGGCGTAGCCAATCGGGTCAGTCTCTTTAAGTGCGGCCAAATCTTCCGTCGGACTCTGTGCGAGGACTTGCTCGATCACTTGGAGTCGTTGGGCATACTGGTCACGAAGTTTCGCGGCTTCTTCTATCTTGGCTTTTTCGGCCTCGATAATCTTGCGCTGTTCTGCAAGGGCCTGCGTCTTCTTTGTGTAATCTGATGTGCGGGAATAGCCCTTAATGAGTTCGTCAACGTCAACCTCTAATTCCTCGTTGTCAACCTTAACGCGGTAGGTAGGGGTTTGTTGGGGTTCCTCTTGGATTTCCTCGCCTGCTTCCTCGGACTCGTACTCTTGAACGTCCTCTGAATCGTACTGTTCAGCGCTCTGTTCAACGGCTGGCTCGTCGGGTTGGCCTTCTGGCTCCGTCGGTTCCATCATCCCGAGAAATGCACCTGCGGCATCTCTTACTGTCTTAACACTTCCTTGCGGATTGGTGTCTTCCATTGTGACCTCTTAGGTAATTAAAAAACCTTCCACCGCTTTTCCTTAATTTCCTTGGTAGCGGCAATTGACTCTAATGAGGCGATAAATTCGTCCAGCCCCCGCAGTTTTTGCAGGGCGCGTTCCCGGATGTCTATCGCGTCCTCATGGGAGTTCAATACTGTATCAATATACATCTGACGTTGCTTATTTACAACATCTTTGAAAAAGTCGTCTGCAAGCAGGGTTTTGGCCCTGCCTATGGGGTTATCCACCTTGGTTTGCCAATACGTCAGGTGATGGGCCGGTAAACCTTATGACGTTGCCTTGGGCGTCAAAGTATCGGGTGGGCTGGGTGTTCGGGTTGTTCTGCGCCACCTCAAGGATCGGTATTCCTTCCTGCGTATAGCCCGCCGCGTCTGGGTTGAACCTACCCGGCGTAAATACGTTTACGGGGGCTTGGACCACGGGAGCGCCAAACTGGAATCCGACCGGGACGGTTGGGGTATACCCTGACACGCCAGACCGGAATGTGGGAGCGCTTTCCTGACCAAACGGGACAAACTGCTCCTCCAGACCACGCTCGGAGTAGAACTGTCCTGTCAGCGGGGTGGGTACAAAGTTCGAGCCACCAAAAGACTGGTTGATAGTTCTTGCCAGCAATCCGGGGAAAGTCTGTTGCGTGGCTACAACGTCTGGAGTAGCACCAGTTTGTGCCGTGTATGCGTTTGCAGCAAACGGGTTGGCAATGTTCAGTCTTGTAAGTTCGTTTCCAAACGCGCCGTAAGACGGGGTGTAGTCAAAGGCTTCCAATGCTCTAGCGCGATCCAAAGCCTCTTTACGGGCGGTTGCCATGTCCACATCTTCCCCGAGTTGCATACCGTATAGACGGTCTACCACAACCCCGGCTTGGGGCCGAGATAGGGCTTCGTATACGTCAGTCATATCCGTGGAATTGGATAGGTCGGTCATAATCCGATTGGCGTCTTGTACCGATAGCGCACCGGAACCTGTGGCAATACGGATGGCATTTGCTACCCGATTGGGGTCCAAAATGTCCTGTCCAGCCGTGGTTGTAAACGTCCCCGTCCGTGGGTCGTAAGCCGAGATCACGGGTTGGAGGTTCACCGGGCTCACAAACTGAGCCTGTGCCGTACCGATGGTAGAGAGGTTAGGTCCACCCACCTGATAAATGTCTTGATTAGCAAAGCGTCCCGCGTAGGGATCGGCTTGCAGGGAGGCAGACATGATCTCTAAGAACTGGTCTGGCGCAGCACCCATCGCTCTGACGTCAGACCCGGCAGCCCCGCCACGGATGTAGTTTTCAATGGTGCTTGCTTGCAAATTTGGGTCGGTCTGCATCCGGCTCATCCAATACTGGTAGCCCTCTTGTTCAGGGTTTCTACCAAACTCGGTGCGGTATTCGCCGGTCAGTAATTGGGTGTCAAAGTTCTGGCCTTCGAGACTGTTGTTGATCTCTTGAAGCACCTGATCCATCGTCTTTGCGCCAGAAGTCAACTGCTCAACATAAAAGGCTTTGCCGCCTTCGTCTGGGGCGCGTCCTAATTGCTCGCGGTAGACCCCGGTTAGGAAATCTGCGTAATCCATTATGCTCCCCTTACCGCCCGAATCCCGGCGGCAGTTGCGTCAATACTTGTCTGGGCGGCGAGTTCCTGCCGTTTCAGTTGAATCTCGGCAGCGGCTTTCTCTTGTGCAAGTGCAATATCGGCCATTGCTTTCTCACGCTTGACTTGAATGTCGGCCTCGGCCTTTTGCATCATGGCCTCGATCTGGGCTTGGGTCTGGGCCATCAGGGCTTGGACCATCGGATCAGGCTGTTGCTGTTGCGGTGGAGGACTTGAGAGTTGGGCATCCATTTCTGGGGTGATCTCGCGGAAGAACTCGGAAGAGTCTTTGAAGCCAGCGGCCTCAATCAGCTTGCCAAGTGTTGACCGATATTGTCCCACAGACACCAGCGGATTGGCGGGACCGTACTGCTGGATGATGCGCTCTTGCTTATCTAAAACCATCGCAATCATCGCCATCTGTTGCTCTTTAGATCCCGTTCCCAACCCGACATTGATCGACAGGTCGTACTCGTTGGACCACTCGCGGGGGTCGATAGATACGAATTTACCGCGTAGACGGATGATCCGCTCCTTGTCTTGGTACTTGCAGACGAGGTGCAGGATGTTTCTAAAGAGGTCTTTAACACCAGTTTCGGCAAATAAACGGGCGATTAACTCCACACGGGCTGTACCTGCGTTTTGAACCATTGCCACAGCCGTAGCGGTGGTGTTTTGCAGGATGTTGGGGTCTAGCCCTTGGGAAGCCTGTGTAACGCCGGTGCGTTTCTGCTGGATCTGGTCCATGTAGTCCAGCATCGGGAAGGCTTGACCAGCCACCAGCGGGACAACCAACGGCTCTACTGCGGCTGTATTTTTAACACGGACAACCCCGCCGGGAGTTACGGTCAAAAGATCATCTAAATTAACTTGACCATCTACCGCCTTCACACGCGCATTGTTCGCAAGATACAGGTTGTCCAGAATCTGACGGGTGACGGTAGTCTTAATTAACTGCAAGTCAGTAACACGGTCTGCAAGGCTGTGGCCGTAGAACTTGTGCGGCATAGGGATTGGGCAGAGCGAGCAGAACGGGACGTAATCGGTCTCATCGTTCTCTAAAATCTCGTGTCCGGCGTAGACAATCCGACGGAGTTCGGCAATACCGTCCCCATCGTAGTCCACCTTCATATATGCCTCGTAGACCTCAATCTCCTGCATGGATGGGTCAAGGCTAGGATCGTCCGGCTGCTCTCCGTTGGAGAAGCGGGCTACGCGTTCTGTGGTGTATTCAAGGTCGTTATACACCGGCAGGTCTTCAATGATCTTCTTGGAAAAGCCCATTGCCACCAGTTCCGAGCGGGTCACCAGACGGCGGTGAGCGCAGAACGGGGAGTCTGCAAGTTGGCGGGTTTTCTTGCTGACGATGAATTCTTCCGGGGCTAGATTCTCTACGACGACTCGACCCTTCTTGTCCACCTTCTTGATCTTGACGTTGTAGGCATAAACAGGAACCATCGGAGGTGCTTCGAGGTTCTCGGCCATCTGTGCGGCTTGGCCGGGAATGAATTGCGGAGCAGGGGCGGGGACTTCTCCAATCTTAATTTCCTCTTGGCTGACAATCTCGTACTGACCATCTGCAAGCAAAAGGGTAAGCTCGTCTTGACTGAGGTTCTCGTAAGACTCGGTGTTCACCTCGGTCATGTCTTCCCACCAGACCTTGATGATGCCGTTCTTATAGATCAGCGCGTCCTTGATCCAGTCGTGCAGAATAGTGACACCCGGGTTTTCACTCATAAAGACCCAGTTGCAGTATTCCGTGGCTTGCCGTGACTTCTCTTCGTCTCCCGGCCCTTTGGGTTCAAACCGCACCACATCGTCGGACTGGGTGAAGATACGCAGGAGTTGGGGGATAGCCCCGTCAATAGCCTCAGCAACCTCGCCGGTAACAATCTGGGACCGACCTTCGACCTCATTGCCATAGGGGTCGCGGTTGTAGGCTTTGATGGCCTGACGACGCTGCTCTGTGGTTTCGGTGTCCAGATAGCCGAGAGCGTTGTCGATCTCGTTATCTAACATTCCTTTGAGTTGAATTTCGTCCATTACACGATCCATTTTGAGTTGACGGCAATCGGTTTGCTCCAATTGCTCGTGGTATTAAGTCCTACGGCGAGGTATCTAAAAGCGTCTGCGGCGTGGCTAGACCAGTCGTGCAGGGGCTTATCGTAAAAGACGTTGCGCTTTTCGTCATGCTCTCGGCGGTAGTTTCTCAGGGCGTCTAGTCCTTGCTTTGTCTGGGGGTGAAACCAACAGTTTGGTAATAGCCGTCTGACCGCTTGTATGCCGTCGTCCACGGAGATCCGAGGACACACCGTAATAGAGAGCCCCAAGTCTTGTAGCGCCTCCTTACGACTTTTACCTGTACCGAGCTCCCGAACTTCAACGTCATGGGGGAGGATGTGTTCAGCCTGAGTGTAGCCACGATCACGAATCCAGCGAACGTAAGAGTCCAGACCGACGCCGTGGTTCTCGTAGAAATCAATGAGCCGCCTCTCCTGCCCTGCAACTTGACATACCCATATTGCCGTAGAGTCTCCGACCCCCAAGTCCCAAGCCGTATAGGTCTTGCAGAGGTCGTCCCGGGCGAATTCCTGAAACCGAGCGGGTTCCAGTTTGTTAAGGAGCGCAGCATAGTACGAACCTTCAACTGCTGCTGCAAATGAACACTCGAACTCTTGGGCATACTTATCTTCGCCCATCTCTTTCTTGGCCGCATCCAACTCAACTTGCGGAAGTATTCCCGTCTCGCTTGCCTTAAATTCGAGGAGTTTCCAGCCCGACTCGGTCTCTGCTCTGTCTCGGAAGTCTTTGAAATGGTTTGCACCCTTTGGTGTTCCTAAAAATAACGCCCATGTCGGACATTCTGGCGTGTTGCGGTCAGCCAATGACGGACGGATGACTTCGTTCCACACCTTTGGGTGCATATCGCCCACCTCGTCCAACACGCAACCGTCTAGGTAGATACCCCGCAGAGAATCAGGGTGGTCGGCTCCGTAGAGACTGATACGCCTGCCGTAAAAATCTACCCGCAACTCAGAGATGTTTGCAACCGGGTTGAGCGGTCTGGTGTATTCCAACAGGTAGTCCCAAGCGACTCTCTTGGCTTGGGTGTACGTCGGGGCTATGACCGCGTACCGTGGATTGGGTCTTGGGCAGGTCATTGCTGCCTTAATCACTTCATTGATCGCGGCTACCGTCTTACCAAACCGCCGATGACATACCGCCACCACAAACCGATTGTTCTCCACGGCATCGTGGATCGCAAGCTGTTGGCTTCTTGGTTTGTAGGGGATGGTGATTACTTCTGCCATCCAAATACCGTGTGGATGGGCTGTTCTGCGTCTCCTACGACCTTTTGTTCCGTAGGTGCGAGTCTGCCGTACATCCGGTAAAACTCGGTCTTGTTCTTGTCATCAGCCAATGCCCAGTTCAGCATCCCATCCGTTCCACCGAGGGCTTCAAATACCTCGATGATGTCTTCCTTGACGCGGCGTGGGATTTTGTTGGTTGATCCCTTGGGGCGGCCAGCACCGGCTCTCAGTCCACCGTGGGATGATTTTTGCTCTTCTAAATTATCAAGTTCCATGTCCGAATCCTTAAAGGTTGTTCGGGATAAGTTGCTATTTTACTGCTTTAGTCTTTCGGTTTGTAACGCGCTTTGAGCCTTTCCCCGAGGGCTTTGAGTTCTTGGAGGTCTTGGCGGTTTTTGGGGACTTTGGCTCCCCAGCGTTTAAATTGCATAGCTGCTGGTGTAGGCGTTCCGCTCTTGTCTGTGAGAGGGTGTCCAGCAGACAGCCCTTGTGCTGCTTTGCGGTAGATGAATTTTGCTCGATCGTATTGATCGCTTCTTGACGCACCCGCAACTGACCGGACGGGCTTGCGAATATCAGAGCCTTGGCTACGAAGCTCAGACATCTTTTGATTTGTTCTCTTATCGTATGCACGAAACGCCTCCGCTGCTTGTTTGACAGTACGGGCCATTATTTCTTGGCCTGTGCGCCACGCATATTAGCCACTAGGGAGGGGTACTTGGTTCCCGTGGACTTGGCGAACCGCTTGGCAGCAGTCTTTTGGTTCTTGGACAGTTCCTTTGGCTTACCCAACTTTTTTGGTCGGGCTTTATCCCATACTTGCTTCATTCTCTGACTCCTATGGCGTAACCGCGGGCGGCTTTGAGGTAGCGTTTCTTGAGCGGGGTCTCGTCTATCGCTTTGCAGACACCCGGAAATTGGTTGGGCGTATAGTCATCAAACACCACGACCTTGGGGTTTATAAGACAACTGAACTCGTGCTTGACGTCTTCGTAGGTATGCCCACCGTCTAGGAAGGCAAAGTCTACGGGGGTTGGCTGGAGCGTTTTCTTGCTGTCCCCGGTTACAAATGTAACAAATTTGGTAAGTTTCTCCCACGGCGCAAGCAGTTGGGCGCGGGTTTGGAGTCCCTTTTTGTGGTCGTCTATGCAGTTCCAGTAGAGTAGCTGGTCGTGTGGGATGATGTCGTACGTCCTGATATTTCCTTGGACGCCAGCATCCGATAGTGCTTTTGCCATGCAGAGGGCTGAAAATCCCCTTGCGGTTCCCGTCTCTAGCAGGGTGTAGTAGTCCTGCGGGTTGTCGGCAATGAACCGTCTGAGGGCAGAATATACGACCCTGCCGTGGGCATAACAGATATTGGAACCTTTTATACAGACCTGCGTATGTAAGCCCAGATCGTTATAAAACTCTGGGTCTATGGCAAACCCAGTTTCTTGCTCGTAACCATCGATCTCCGGGTACACCTGCGATTTCGCATACTCCCAGAGACTTAGGTAGGTTTCGGGGTTTCCCCTCACTTTTTCTTAACTTTTTGTGGCAGCTTCTTGAGACTCGACTGACTTTCTTTGACCATCTTCTTGGCCGTGGACTGGGGGATGCCCAGTTGCTTTCCCAACTTAGGGTTTTTCTCTACGGCGTACATCAGCCGGGCCTGCGCCTTGGATTTAAACGGCATGGTAACTCCTAGATTTTTTCAGACTTCACACACTTATAACCCACGCGGTCATAGTCCCTAGTGAACTCGGCTGCGGCTTCTCGTGCAAACTTTATACATTCCTCATGGGTCTTGAACAGGATCTCTTTGCGTAACTCCATCTCCTGACAGGTCACTCCCAGACAGACCAGCCAGAGCGGCATCCACATTTTAGTCTTCTTCCTCTTCTTCCTCGCCCTTGAGTTCTTCGTTGAACTCGTAGGCGGCACAGACGTTCTTGTCTGAGCAGGTGAACTCCCAGAGTTCGCAGAACCCTTGACCCTTGCCCATCTCGGGGTAGTCGGTCTTGAAGTATTCGCAGGAGCCACACTTCTGGGCTCCGGTGGCCGGACCGTAAGAGGCTTTCATCACCGCCTTGGCTTTGTTGGCCTTGTTCATTTCGGGGTCGGACAGAGCCTCCGGCATTTCCATGTCGGACTCTAACAGACCACCCTCGGACTTATACTTCTCGGAAGGTTTCCCAAGAAGGCCGATCATAATTGTTGGGCCTTTCATTTCTTAGGTCCGTATTTGCCGGGTTTCTTCTTTTTCTTGCCGTACATGATTGACTCCGTAAAAAGAAAACCCCCCAGCTTGTGACCGGGGGGTTAGGGGGCTTGAAGGAGCGCCGGAGGAGGACGGACTGCTCCGCTCATTATTATGCCTCATTTTGTTGCGTTTGTGCAACAACTTTGTAGCACCATTGCATTTTTGGTCCACGACCGTTTCCATCCCTCTCGGTTCGGTCTCGGACAAGTTTGCCAGCCTTGCAGAGATTGGACACAAATCCTGACAGCGAGCTTTGCTTGATACCCAAAGCGTCATGCAATTGCTTTAAGGTCACAGGCTGGTTTTGCTGGGTTATAAAGTCGATGATCTTGCTAGTCGCTGACACGTTTCCTCCCCGGACAATCCCTGCCCTCGTTACAGTCCTTCCCGCTCTTCTCGCAACAGGTTGGCGTTTTCCACAGGGCAACCGCCCCCATCACAAACCCGATGATAGCGATTACCAGCGCTGTTTCTTTAAGCATGAAAAGCACCTCCATTGTGTAGTTTTACCCCGAGTCACCCGCTTGCCTAGATCGGACCGCTTCCACGAGACGCATGAAAAACAATGACTTTCCCCGAGCGCCTTGGCCGCTGCCTGATCTATTTCCTTCAGCGTTGGGTTCAAAGTAGGTTTTGTTGTTTCGTCTAACACGCCTAAGCCTTCCCTCGGATAACAGAGAGTTTATGGCCTTGTAGACCGTTGTCTGGCTTACTAGAAACCTTTGCATGATCTCCTCTACCGTCACCCTTTTGCGGCTCAGGATGTAATCTTTCACTTTCTGCACGAACCAACTCCCTGTAAACCTTCATTCTCTTTTCCAAGTACCCCGGCTTCTCCGACTCTGCTTTGGGGATGTAGCGGAAGTTTGGATCTTCAAGTCTGCCCATTGTCGTCCTCGATTCCTCTTGCCCACTTGTAGAGTCCGTTGCTCGCGTTCTGGATTTCCTGACATAGCGCAACGATGGCGTCTCTATCTGGGTTGTATGTTTTAGCCATCTCGCGCTGTAACTGATTGCCACACCTAAGTATCGTAACCACATGGTCGCTCTCATACATAATCTCTCCTCATATCATCATTAACACTAAGTAAAGCATTGTTATACATCCCGTAAAACAGAGGCCGTCAAGCAGCCAGTTCTGTCTTTCGTTTGTCTTTGGCGGCGTTGACCAGAGCCAGCGCTTCTGGACTGCGCTGTAACGCGGCAAATGCGGATTTGAAGCTGGACTTAAGTTCTTCGACATTTGTAGACTCCTCAATTTGTTTTATAAACTTTTCTGGGTTGGACTGCTGGTGAATGGCGTTCTCGACTTCGTTGGCAGAGGCAAATTCCATTCCCCCAAGACCTGCGGCCGCAAGACTGCGACCGTGAGCCGAGGTCTCTGCGTTTTCTAGTGCGCTTGTAGAGTTAATTTGACTGGCGTTGCGGTATTCCTCTGCGTGGCCCGTTGCTATGATGCGTCCAGTTTCGTCTGCAATAATGGACTTTACAACTACACAATCTGCGTCCCGAAATAAAATTTCAGAGGTCAACGACCAGTTTGGATGTTGTTCGCGCAACTTCTGCACCCGCAAGGCCACGGTCTGGTAGTCCTTGCCTTTAATATTGACTATGCCCGTGTTTTTCATTCTGCCCTCCTCAGAGCGTTTGTTAGTAATTCATGCACCTTCTCAGCTTGCTGCTTTCCAAATGTTACTGTGAAACTAAGCGGCCAGTTTCCAATATTCATAAATACTGTATCTTCGTCTGCCCAAATGTGTACTCGGGTCTCGCGGCCAAATTCATCTTTCAGGTGAGCCACGGTCTCTGAGTATTCCTGCTCTTCCAACTGCTGCTGGTGATATTCCTTGCCCTTGATGTTTACAATACCTGTATTCATGCAAATCTCCTCATTAGTTGTTCATACTCTTCAAG